ATTTGGTCTCTGATGAGGTTATATTATATACAGCACCAACATCAAATATATCTTTTAGAAATATGGCAGTTGCTGATGTTCCTAATGTAGAAAACCCAATCGCAGGCGCACCAACAGCAGAGTATACAAAAGAACAAGCTGTAATTATAGTTAATAAAAAAATCAATACTTTTACTCCCAGTGAATTATCCAAAGTTACTCGTAATTTAATTACTGTTAAATATACATGATATGCCAATAAATACACAATCAAATGCCTTTGACTCTACCTTAAGGTCTATAGTTTTTAAAAGCTCACAGTATCCAAATGCTTCATTTGATATTTTAAACCAAAGTCCAAGAGATAATACTGAATGTAAGTTTACACGATTGGAAATGGAAGAGACTATATTTACAATTTATCCAGTGGGTGCTCTTGTTGTAAGAGATACTGGAGATATAGTAAATTTTATTCAAAAAAATCAAATTGATAGTATTTTACTAGAATTTAATGACAATACTGTACCCAAACTATTATCAATAACTAGTACAGCAAATGTAACAAATGCCGCATCTGATACTGAAGACAGTTTTGTTTCTATTAATTTTACTAATAGTTTTTATAAATTGTCGCAAAAAACATCAGCGGCAGATTTACTTATTAGTGAAGATACTCTTGAAGATAGAGTTTATACTATTGAAGAACTATTTAAAGCTACCAGCGACAATATAAAAAATAGACTTAGCTCGACTCAAACTTCACACCAAGGTGCATTAACTCCTGCAGACAATTTCTTTTCATTAAAACAACTAAACGTTGGAAATAATAAATTAAATTTATCCGTTACAGATAATGCATTTCAATATTTAAATTATTTATCTTCACTTGCAGTAGACAAAACATCATACGAACCAAGATTTATGTTTTGGACGTAGTTTGGTGACTGTATTAATTTTAAACATTTTCCATCTGACTTAAGTACTGATACTGTTGGTCGGGCAAAATATAATTCTAAGAATTATAGATATAGTGTTTATAATGGAGATAGCCCAACGCAGCAATCTACAAATGGAAAAACATATAAAAAGATTTATGTTTTAAATACTGACCCAACAAATCAATGGGTTTCTAAAAATTATTTTTATGTTAGAAAAACTCCTAAATTTTTAGATAATATACCCGCAACTATAGCGGGTGGTGAAGCTTCTACTGATTATACAACTAAAGCATTGACTTTTCATTTTCAAGATGATGGAGAAAAATATAATATTGAATTGATTGCCTCAAATGGTATAATAGGTGGTATTACATCAGGAGCTGATGAAGTATTTTATGATAAAGATTGGGGTTGGATTTCTGATACAAATACCGTAAATGATAAAGCCCCTGCAACATATGGATCCGGTGAATTTGGTTTAGCTAAAGTATATTCTGCAAATGAATATATGGGACATAGCGGTTATTTTTCACGTGCAGATAATACTGAAATGTGGAAAAACATATTTGATATGACACCAGTTCACCCAGATTATCCAAGAAATATAGGTAGTGATCCAGAAGATAAACCTAATACTTCAGCGTTTTATTATAACCAAATTCAAAAAAATCTTACTCAATTATATAAGGGCTCTTCATATTCTCCGGATAATTTGGAAATGCGTAGAAAAATTGAGCGAGAGAATTTTGTTTTATATGTATTATGTTGTCTTGGTGATGATGAAACATTCTTTGCAAATTTAATAAGATATGAACCAGATAAATTGGTTAAAGATTACCAAACAGAAAATCCTACACAACCAATGGGTCCCGATTTAAAATGGCGGTATAAATGGGAAGGCTTAAAGTTTATTAATGCTGCTGGTAGTACCTACTGGTCGTTGATGGAATTATGGGAAACCGATGAATTAAATCTATCTGGTGCAACACAAGATGGTACGTGGGCTATAAATTTGAATGAACGAACTGCTGGATTGGGAGATCCAAAATATTTACCTCCAGGGTGGGTAGCAGAAATTGGCGGGTTTAAATATCGACCAATAGGATGTAACACGACTAATGTTGTTCCAGAGGGTGCTACCATAGCACATATTGTAAAAATGTATAAAACTAGTGCAGAAAAAATGTCATTGGATGGTAATATAAGTATACCTCCAGAATTAAGAGGTAAATCATTGTATTACTTTAGTGCCGAAAACGTAGTAGATGGGAGCTGCTAATGCCACAAAAAGGAAAAATAATAACACTTGGTTCTAACGTACTGTCATTGCCCCTGGGTGGGTTTGGATCACGTGAAGAATATGTATGTGCAAATGCACATATAACTCAAGGAATTACGTCTGCACCAGCATCGCTTGATGATTGTTTTATAAAATTTCCAAAAATTGCAGAAATTGCAAAAACATTGGGTATAACGGGATCACAGTCTTTATGGTCCTTTCCAGGAACATCTGGTGGATGTGGTGCAGGTGGATTGACTTATCCAGTTGACATTTATCTAGGTACGGCATCCAATGAATGTATGAAAATTGAATCCAACACAGAGCTTGGTCCGGATTTCTTTGGTTGTTTGTGGGGACTTCCAGAAGCACCGTTTAACTGCAGTTGTCCAGAAATTGGTGAGAAATTTGAAGCATACTTAAAATTACGTTTAAACGTTGCTACTTTTTGGAATACACCTATAGACGCTCCAGTAAAACGTAAAGAGTTTTTAGATTCTATAACATTTGGAAGAAAAGTAACTATCAATATTTCAGGAGATATGAGTTTAAGATGTGGTGATATGGTTGAAGTTTTAGCAAACAATACCAGTGGATATCCATATTCTGCTGGGGCATCACCTATAAACGGTATATATTGGGTTTTGGGAGTTAAACACATGTTCACTAATACTGGTACACATGAAACTCAACTTGCTCTTACAAATATTTTACCTTCGACATCTGTTGCATCAACTCCAGGTGGTGGCAATCCTGGTGGTGGTGGAGATACTCCTGAATGGAACGATACCTTGAATATTCCAAATAACCCAGGTGCATTTAATAATCCATTCAATCCACCTAACAATTATGAGAACTGGTCCTAAAGATATAAATATTTAATATGCGTACTAAAGACTTTTCAATATTATTAGAACCTGCGTTCACAATTAATGGAACAAAAGATATCGCATACGTTGATGGGACTAATTCAATTGTTCAACAAATTGAAAATATTTTACGTACCAATAAAGGAGAAAATATGATGAATCCTTCTTTTGGTGCAAATATTAGTGATTACGTTTACGATATTGGGATCAACAGACAACTTATCGTTAATATTCTACAGGCAGCGATTAAATCATCAATTAAAAAAATATTTGATGTTAAAGTTTTTATTAATTACTATTCGGATACTGTAATAATTTTTGATATTAGTTTTTTAACAGAATTAAGTTTAAATGCACAAAATAAATCTTCTTGTAGAATTGAAATACCACTAACATGACATATAATTTAAAATCCTTAAATGTTGCTTCTTTAGACTTTGAAAATATTATGGATTCATTGACTTCTTTTTTAGAAGTTCAACCAGGTCTAACCGATATTTCTTTTAGAGATCAAGCTAGTACAGCTAATTTATTATTAAGAACTATGGCTACTGCCACAGCATACAATGGTGTTTATGCCCAGTTTGGATTTACCGAGTCATTTTTGTCTACGGCTACTTTATTAGAATCGATAGTTTCTATTGCATCAAATCATTCAGTTCTTGTTCCACTAGTACAATCTGCATCAGCCAGAGTTGTAACTACATCTTTTATGGAAGATTATAAAGGATTTGCTGCAACATCTACCAGTGGTGCAAATCTTACATTTTATTTGCATAATGAAACTACAGGAGCCTCAGCTGCAGTTGAAACATACTTATATGCAGGGTCATCGGTGGCAACTTATTCAAATTATGATCATGTAAGTCAATCTATCATTCTTCCATATAATATAGATCCTAATACAATTTCTTTTTATGTTATTCCAGATTCATTAAATAAAGCTCAAAAAGTTAAATGGACAAGAGTAAGTAAAGGAAATACAACCACATCAACAAATAATAATTTCTTTACTGTAGCACATGGATCAAATGGATATTTGGTTACGAATAATTTTGCTAATGCTGCTACCGTCCCAACATCTCAATCGGTAATTGTTCGTGCTATTGTATCAAATGGTAAAGCGGGAAATGGTGGAACTATTTTAGATCCAGGTGGTCTTTTAAATACTATTGGAACCGCTTCTGGTGGTTATGACACAATATCCGTCGATACTGCAAGAGCAAAAGTGTTATTTAATGCAACTGGTCAAAATCGTTGTGTTACATTGAAAGATTATGAAAAGGCTATTTTAAGTTCTAGTATCACTGGAACCGGTGATTCTACGTTGATTTCAGTAAGAAACGGTGATACCCCAGGGACCGTTAATGTATATGTTACTGGATTATCGGCAAGCAACCAAACTATGTTAATAGAATACTTACAATCTCGTACTATTGCTGGAATCGGAGTGGTTTACTCAATATGATTCCTTTATTTTTTACTAAATTACCAGTTACTTTAAAAGAAAAAGTAAGGTTAATGTATGAGACCGCATACAAAAAATATGGTTCGGAATTATTAAATGTAGGAAAAGATAAATTTGTTGGTGATAATCTTACAATGGAGTCAGTGTTACCAGAATGGATTATAAGAGAATATGAAGCTGATAAAAATAATGTTAAAATTGTTCCAATTTTAAAAAATTATTTAAGATGGTTGTTTAGTATTAAGTATGGTTATGGTGCATACATTGAATGGGAAACACTTCGATCTCCAATGGAGATGCCCGAAGAACTGCTACAGGGTTTGGCTGAATTATATTTTCCCGATGAAGATTTTTCTTCTGTGGGTTTGATAGACATATTACCAAATATTAGAAGATTCTCTATTCAAGTTGATTCTCAATATTTTGATATCAAAGGAACCACCACAGCAATTAAATACGTTTTGGTAACATTGTTGGGATATGACTATACCACTACGACAGTTTCTAATTATGGTTCCAATGTTATTGAAATTGTTGCAGATGTATCTGATGATCATAAAGCGTTTTTAGAACGAAGTGTTCTGCCAGCCGGAATGAGTTACATTTATACGACCCCATAATATGATTACTAAAATTATGTTGTATGCAATGTCAGTTGCATCACGTGGATTTAAAAATACTAAGACAGATATACCAACTAAACAGTTGCGGTATATTTCTTGTTACGGTAATGGAATAATTTCACCATGTAAGTTTTTAAATAAAAGTCAAAATTCTAATTATTATTTTTGTGGTAAATGTGGTTGTGGTGACAAACCCAATACATGGTTAATCAAAGAACCTGGTGAATATTGCAAATTAGACTACCCAACATTAAGTTGTCCACTTAAAATGCCAGGATTTACCAACTATGATCCAAATTTTTATGATAATGAAGATGGAGATCGAAAAAAAGCTATTGAGCAATTGCCCCCAGAAACAGTTCAATTAGTTCAAATAACTGTAAATAGTAATCCAGCCAACGAAGAAATGTTTGATAAAATTAACAAGGTTATGAAAAATACATAAATATTTTTAATATGGCTATAACTACACGACAAGATTTTATAAATTATTGCTACCGTACTTTAGGATCACCTGTTGTACAAGTCAATATTGATTCTCAGCAAGCAGAAGATCGGTTGGATGAATCTTTAGAATACATGTATGAACGGCATTTTGATTTTAATCAAAGAGCCTTATATGCCCATACAGTGACTGCAAATGATTTGGCTACCAGATCATTTGATACAACTACTTTTGGACCAGCTCTTGGTGCACAACTTAAAACTAATGAAAATGGTAGCCAAGGTTATTGGCCAAATGCATCATCGATTAGAAGTATTACAAAGGTATATGCTCCTAGTACTTCTATTGGAGATTACATGTTTGATTTAAGGTATCAACTAACTCTTTTTGATTTCTTTGGATTGTATATGAATCAGTCTTCATTTTCAGCTGCACCTATTGCAAGTTATATGGAAGGTATGAGTTATATTAAACTTATTAATGATATTTTTAACTATCCAGTTTCTTATACCTATACAAAAACAACAGATCGCCTGTACCTAGAAACCGATTATAGTAAAATTCCTGTTGGCTCTATTCTTATGGTTGAGGCATATGTTGAGGTTGATACCACACGATATCCTAAAACCTGGAATGATAGAATATTTAAAAGACATTATACAGCATTATTGAAAAAACAATGGGCTCAGAATCTTATTAAATTTTCTGGTGTTCCACTTCCCGGTGGTGCGTCTTTAAATGCACCAGCCATGATGCAAGATGCACAACAGGAACTTAATGCAATTGAAGAACTATTAAAGAAGACACAAGAACTACCACCAGATCCTATGATCGGATAATATGACAACAAACCCATACATTAGCAATTATACTAATACACAAGAACAAAATCTTGTTGAAGGTATAACTATAGAAATTATTCAGGCAGTGGGGCAAGATTGTATATATGTTCCACGTGATTATTTTGCTATTGATAAACTATTTGGAGAAGATCCTGCATCAGCATTTACTAAAGCATTTACATTAGAAATGTATCTGTTAAACTATAAGTCATTTGATGGTTCCAATAATCTTCTAATGAATTTTTCTTGTGAAGCATATGTAATAGGAACACGAATATTTAAATCATTACCACCATCTGGGTTATCATGATTAACAAAAATATTGTTAAATAGTGATCCAAAACCTACAACTAATTTTCTTAAATTTTTATTATAAAAATAGTCAAACATGTTTTATCCTTATGTACAATCTTCAACTGCGAATGGATTATTTGGATCAAAGGTATATCCAGCTGATTCAGTCTTAAGAACATCATTAATACCAGCAGTCGTTCCAAGATTGTTGTTGATGGGAATAATTTGTGATCCAGAATAACCTCGAGTTTGATTTAGAAGAGCATCTATTGCTTGGTTATCTGTAGCAATTTTCTCGTAACTATATGTAAAGAGTTCTGCAGTTACCATATAACTGTACAATTTACCCATCACGTATAATGGATTTTCATGTTCTACAAAATTAATTTCAAATAGAGATTTGGAAAGAGGAAAATAAATAAGATCACCTTCTCTTGGTCTAGTAACTGCGGGAGCCCTATAAGTTACTTCTTCATTAAATCTTTTTCTTGCAAAAAGTAAAGTAACCTTATCTTTAATCTCTAAACCAAATTGTGT